GTAGGTCCTGGAGACAGTCAAGTGAAAAAGGAAAAAGAGAATGCACCCCAAGAAAACATATCTAGTTGAAGAGTTGTTTGAGGACATTCCCGGCGATCCGGACAATGTAATTTTGAAAATACCACAAGAAATTTGTGATGCGCAGGGTTGGATCGAAGGAACCAAACTTGATGTTACTGCCCAAGACGGCGCATTGATGTTGAGGACACATGTCGAATAAAGAAGATTTAATAATACTTACTGGCAAAGTCGACGAAGTATTGCCCAACAATACATTCAGAATCAAAATTGACAATATGGACCACATAGTATTATGTTACATGAGTGGTAGACTCAAACAAAATAAAATCAAAGTGATTACTGGCGACAATGTTAAAGTTGAAGTTAGCACGTATGATTTAACCAAAGGTAGAATAGTCTATAGACTATAGTCAAAATCTCTTGACTACTTGATTTTTTGAGTGTATAATACTAGTATCGCAACTAACAATGAAATCAGATATGTCAAAAGAATTTCAAGTTCAGCAAGTGTTAGAACTAGCCTGTGCCGCTCAGCGGGTCAACGGTGCATACGTTAAAGAAGCAGAATGGGTTTTTGACAGCGAAGAAAAGCCCATATTCCAAAAACAAACTAATAAAGTTTTGATGTTGGTCACATTGAATTCAGCGATTTGGACTGCAGATCCAGCACATCAGCCTTTGCCACTCAAAGTGACAGATGAAGATAAAATTCAAGCAGAAAATGTAAAAAAATATTTTAGAAAATTCATGTTTGGTGCTATTGCTGGCGAAAATGAGTTTCAAACAGAAGTCAATGCTATTCTCAGTAGCGACACAGTTAAGACAAATAAATTTGGATTCGTTGCCTGTTTGCCCAGTGTTATGGAACGTGATTTAAAAAGAACATTGGTCAAACGTTCATTTAATAATTGCGACAATGCAGTGTTGGCTGACATTGATCAAAAATTAGTTGATTTGGATTGTGAAATTGTAGAAGTAAAACAATCAACTAATTTTGATGCTTGGAATATCAATGCTATTATCGACAACAAGATTGTCAGTTGGTTTAGCAAAACTGAGTTAAAACCTGGACCCTGTGTAGTACAAAAAGCCAAAGTAAAAGCACATGGTGAGAATTGGGTCACAAAGAAAATCGAAACACGACTCAACTATGTAAAGACAGCGCAATGAGTAGAAAAATTGAATTGGACGGTGAGGCTGCAGATCGTATCACAGTGCTTAATCTACAAGATTATCGTGCCTATCTTAAGAAAGAATTGGCGCAATGGAAGAAGAATCCAAAGACTGAAACTAATCCAGACGGCTATTGGTTGCACCCAGAAGATGTAGCAGGAAACATTCGTGCTATTGAAGCATTGAGTTTAGTTATCAAACACTTTGGAGAAAAATAATGAGTGAAGAATTCGACAAGTACGAAGTATTTGCCAAACATATGGAAGAACGTTTTCCAATGATGTTTGCTGGTAAGTATGGCGGATTTGCATGTGACGAAGGTTGGTGGCCTATTCTCGAAGAACTGTGTTCTAATATTCAAGGCCATATTGCCTGGCAAAAAGGTAAATGTACACAGGTCACAGTGGCACAGATTAAAGAAAAGTTTGGTGGCCTACGGTTCTACTACGAAGGCGGAGATGATGCCATTAATGGCATGGTGCGTATGGCTGAAAGTTGGGCGGCACATAGTTGTGAAACTTGTGGTGCTCCTGGTGAACGCCGACAAGGCGGATGGATTAAGACTCTGTGTGATTATCACGAGGCAGAGCGTCAACAGCGAAAGAAAGAATATGAAAATCAAACTGGTCAGTGACTTGCATTTAGAGTTCAGTGACATTAACATTACCAACGATGAAGGCTGTGATGTCTTGATTCTCGGCGGCGACATTATGATTGCTGAAGAACTCTACGATCATATGGAACTGCCTAGTTACAATATGTACGGAGCACTTCCAGATTTAGGACGCAAACAAGAACGTGTAATGCGATTCCGCGACTTTCTCAAGCGTTGCAGTTTTCAGTTCCCGCATGTGATCTACGTTGCTGGCAATCACGAGTTTTATCACGGCAAGTGGAATCGCACATTAAAAGTCCTGCATGACGAGTGCGCAAAGTTCCCCAATGTCTATTTCTTAGAGCAAGAGTGCAAAAAGATCGACGATGTTACCTTTATTGGCGGAACACTTTGGACTGACATGAACAAAGGCGATCCTTTGACATTGTCTGCTGTGCGTGACATGATGAGTGACTTTCGTGTGATTCTCAAAGAGGATCAAGACTATACTAGGCTCAAGCCCGCGGACACTTGCGTTCGTCACAAAAAGATGTTAGACTATATTAAAACTATAGTGGCAGAACGTCATGATGAAAAGTTTGTTGTGGTGGGACATCACAGTCCTAGCAAACTCAGTACACATGAGCAGTATGCAGATCAACATCTAATGAACGGTGCTTACAGCAGTGACTTGAGTGAGTTCATTATGGACCGTCCACAGATTAAACTTTGGACACATGGACATACACATCATCCCTTTGACTATGTCTTGGGTGAGACACGTATAGTTTGCAACCCTCGTGGCTATGAAGGCTACGAGCCAGAGAGTGGCTGGAATCCTAACATTGTAATAGAGGTATAATATGGAAGAAAATAAGTCAGTGGCAGAAATTATTAGAATTACTGCAAAAAATCAATTTGAGTTTTTAAATACTATCGCTGATCATATCGACAGCATAGAGGCAGAAAACGCAAATCTAAAGTTTGAACTTAAAAAGTGGGGCACTACCCTTGAACAACCGAACAACGATCAGTGACACCTGTCAACTACAGTGTGCGGACAATGGCAAAACTATCATTGCCGATGTGCTGAGTTTTAATCAAAACAAGTATCTCAGTGTCAGTGTAATGAAGTCAGTTAAGTTAGAAATGAAGTACAATGAACGAACTCATATCTACGAAGGTAATATGAGTGGCTTGACATTTACCACTTCGGGACCTATACTTACTACTTTCAAACAAGGAAGATAAAATGAAAATTGGATTAAGTTATAGCCGTTGCGTGTTAGACATTGTTGAAGGTCGTGTGGGCCTTAACGATGTACTAGTGCTAATTACCCGTACAGATTTTGATCCACGAGATGACGGTCAATGGCAAGGTATCTGGGAAGGATACTGTTTAGGTGGAATGAGTAATCCCGAGTGGGGTCACTATGACTTTAACAGCAAAGACGATGAGAATAAGTTCCGTAGTGTCAGCATCATGCTGTGGGAAGATGGTAAACTACATCAACCACGTAAGTTTGGTGTCCAACCCCAACGCCGTCCGGAAATTTGGCTCGAAGCAGTGCTGCCTAGTAGCGAACTAAAAAAGAACCCTGCTGCCAAAACAGCATGGGATAAATTTCAAACTATTGCTAGTTTGACAAATGTAAATTTAGATAAGGAATACAGATAATGCCAAATTTAGTGCCAATGGTTATCGAGCAAGAGGCTCGTGGAGAACGTAGTTACGACATTTACAGTCGACTGCTTAAAGATCGAATCATCATGTTAGATACCGATGTTAACGAACATACTGCTAGTTTGCTAGTGGCGCAGTTACTGTTTTTAGAAAGTCAAGGCAACGAAGACATCAACTTCTTTATCAACAGCCCAGGTGGTGTTGTTACTGCAGGAATGGCAATATACGATACGATGCAGTTTATTAAACCCGATGTTAGCACCATTGTTATGGGCCAAGCCTGTAGTATGGGCAGTCTGCTGGCTACTGCAGGTGCGGCAGGCAAGCGTAAAATGCTACCAAACGCTAGACACATGATTCATCAGCCTTCAGGTGGTGCCCGTGGGCAGGCTACAGATATGGAAATTCAAGTTGAAGAAATTCTTAAAATGAAGAAGAATTTAACTGAAATTTATGTCAAACACAATTCAAAGGGTAAAACGTTTGCACAGTTTAAAAACGACATGGAACGTGACAAATTTATGAGTGCAGAAGAAGCATTGGAATACGGGTTGGTTGACGAAATCATTGATAAACGCCCATAAAGTGCGTAGTTAACTGGAACTCCTAGTATACTATAAATAACTATACTAGGAGTGTGCAATGACCCGGAGAGCATTTAATTGGTCCGAGTTGGATCGAAACATGTTGTATTCCATGCTCTACGAACTTAAATCAAAGATCGTAGACAAGCGGTTACCTATTGCTGAAATTAACAGCATGGTAAGTAAGCACATTAAAGCACACCTTCCGATTAAAGTAACCAGCAGTAGATTCAAACCAGTCAAACCAGGCGAAGTATGGATCGGTGGTGCTTACCACAGTTATCTTGATAATTTGGGCAACAAGAGATTCATTGAAGTTGAATTGGTTTTTCCAACTACTGCCGACACCATGAAGACTAGTTTATATCGCTGGGAACGTATGTGTCGGTTATTTGCCGATACGGTGCTACATGAGATTATTCACACCCGTCAATATCGTGCTAGAAATTTCAAAGACATTCCCGGATACGAAAGCACAGCCTATTACGCCAAAGATCGTCGAGAACAAGAGTATTACGGACACCGAGATGAAATGGGCGCACACTCATTTAATCTAGCACAAGAACTGATTGATAAATTTGGTTTTGAAATTAGCGATATTAAAGAATATTTAGATAGCCCTGTTCCAAAAAGAGTTCGTCCAAATAGTTGGGGACGTTTTATGAAGGCTTTTGAATATGATCATAGTCATCCAAAAGTCGTTCAAATGAAACGAAAAATAATGACCCAATTAGAAAATGCCTACTTAGGCAAACCATTTAAGACAACAAATCACTTGACATACTAACTGTTAGACTGTATAATATACACTTATACAGTTAATTATTGGAGTTGATATGAGCGTTTGTGCTAGCCATATTTGGTCATTGGAAAGTCATCCAAGCCGTTTAAACAAAGAAGCAATTATTGAAGCCATTGCCCAAGAAGGAAATAGTGAATTCTTTCAAGGCGCACGTCTTGCTCTAGACCCTATGATTACATTTGGATTGAAACAGATCCCGGAGAAAAAAGATGAAGATGGTGCTGGCTTACCTTGGGATAGTTTTAGTCTCATTATTACTGGTTTTGTTAATCGTAGCCTCACAGGCAACCTTGCCCGTGACACTGTTGCTAAAATGATGGCCAGTGCCACTAAGGCTGAATGGAATGGATGGTATCGACGCATACTGATCAAAGATCTGCGTTGCGGTGTTAGTGAAAAAACAATTAACAAGGTTGTAGAGAAACAATGGCCCGACTATGCTATTCCAGTGTTTGGCTGTCAATTGGCACATGACAGTGCTAATCATGAAGCCAAAGTTTCTGGTAAGAAATTTATTGAAGTTAAACTGGACGGTGTCCGTGTGGTCACTATTGTTCGTGTCGACGGTCGGGTGGACATGTTTAGTCGCAACGGCAAGGAACTTGTAAACTTTCCACATGTTACCGAACAGATCAGTGCAGTGGTTAAAAAGGCGCCACCTAAGTATGATCTAGTGCTTGACGGTGAAATTATGAGTAGTAGTTTCCAAGACTTGATGACGCAGGTGCATCGTAAAAGCGATGTTAAGGCTAACGATGCTATTTTGAATTTGTTTGACATGTGTCCACTTGAAGACTTTGAAAAAGGATTTTGGAATAAGAGTCAAACAGTTCGTAGTCAAATGGTGCAGGCTTGGGTAGAACAGAATAATGAGATGTTGCCTAATGTTACTTGCCTTGCTAATGAACTGGTTGATTTGGATACAGATGAGGGTCAGTTGCGTTACAAAGAAATCAACGCACAGGCAGTGGCAGGTGGCTACGAAGGCATTATGATTAAAGATCCTCTTGCTGGTTACGAATGTAAACGTAGTGTAGCATGGTTGAAGTTAAAGCCATTTATCGAAGTATCATTGGAGGTAGTAGATGTCGAAGAAGGAACAGGACGAAACGTTGGCCGGCTTGGAGCGATTGTCTGTGAAGGCGTCGACGACGGAAAGACTATTCGGGTCAATGTGGGCAGTGGTTTTAGCGATAATGGCCGCGATACTCATTGGGCTTCACGTGATTCCCTACTTGGTCAGATCGTGGAAGTGCGAGCAGATGCAGTCACTCAAAACCAGGACGGAACATACAGTTTGCGATTTCCAAGGTTCCTACGGTTCCGTGGATTTGAAGTAGGAGAGAAGATTTAAGGCATCAATATGAAGTATTTTATTTCGCTAATCATCAGTATGTGGTGCATGGTAATACATGCTCAAGAACATGTAAAAGTCAACGGAACTAGTGCTGAGTTGTATACGAACACCACTAGGGCGCCTACCATTCTATATGTACCAGGTTGCAATGGACTAGATTTTATTGGAAAAGAATACCAATTATTTCATCGCAATAAATTTAAAGAAATATGGCCTAATGCAAACTTTGTGATTTCACAATATGTTAACGACTATACAAACGGATCAGTTGACGGTAGATGTCATTGGTCGGGCGACGACAACAGATTAAAAGGCCGCCAAAGTTGGGATCAGGCTCTACACACTATAGAACTTGCAAAATGGATTAAACTTCAACCATGGTCGAATGGCCAAGTACATTTGTTTGGATTTAGTTGGGGTGGTAGAGTAGGTATTTGGATACCTGGAGATCGACACGGTACTGCTGGTATATTTGAGTCTGTAGCATTAATTTGGCCAGATTGTCGCCCTGTTCATAAAATTCAGGCAGGTGTGTTACACACTCCTACACGTATTTGGGCAACCGAAGAAGACCCATTAAGTATTCCTAAAAATTGTCCTAACTATTTTAAATCGCCGACAGATAAACTAACGTTGTCTTTATTTCCTGGCAATAGTCACGATTGGTTCAGTGGACCGTTTGGTCAGCCATATACTCGATGGTGGCCGGTACAGCGTGTAATAGTAAATCACGGGTACAATGAAAATTGGACTAATCAGACTTTTAAAGATTGGAAAGAATGGGTTGATCAACTATGAAGATAAGTAGTAAAACAACTAATATTACAACCATACGGCCAGGTGATGATAAGTTTATGCTTAATGACGGGGTTGTTATGTGTCCCAGAGCAGGATTTGAAATTAGTCAAAATTGCCCTGCGGAATATAAAAGTATCTTTATCACTGCTATAAATGCAGGATGGATTAAACCTGTAGCACATGTCTATGGTAAAGAACTAACAATGGATGCATTACGTTAATTAAATAAATTACAAGGAGAAAATTATGTTTGGAACAACTTATACAGGCGGAATGTCATATCGTTCTGCAAGCGAAATTAATTCAGCAATGGGGCGTGTCTATGGACACATGAGCCTTGCTGTTATTGTATCAATGATTGTCAGTTATTTTGTAGGATCTAGTCCAGAGTTATTGGCATTCTTTTTTACAGGTGTGTTAAAGTGGATTGTAATCTTTGCACCGCTAGTGGCAATTTTTGGCGTTGCTGTAATCCTAGGTAATAATCCAAGTAAGGGCGTAGCACAGTTATGCTTACATGGCTTTGCCGCATTGATGGGATTGAGTTTTGCTACAATCTTTGCAGTGTTCACTATGGGCAGTATTGTGTCAGCGTTTATGGGTGCGGCCATCCTGTTTGGTGTTATGAGTGGCTATGGCTACTTTACCAAACAGAGTCTAGACAACGTTGGCAAGTTTATGTTTGTTGGTTTAATTGCAATCATCATTGCCAGTATTGTTAATATCTTTATTGGATCAACTGTGATGCAGATGGTAATCTCAGCACTGGCAATTATCATCTTCCTAGGCCTCACTGCTTACGATACACAGAAGATTCGTGAAGAACTTAGTGTAGAAGCCAGTGATGTTGCAGAAGTACGTGGTGCTCTGACTTTGTACATGGACTTTATTAACTTGTTTATTAACCTGTTACAACTGTTTGGAGATCGTAAATGATGCGTGAATATATTAACATTGTTTTGACAGAAAACGCCATTGAACAGTTTGCTAGTTTAGCGCATGACGAATGGCGTAGATCATTGCCGCCCAACGAACAAAATGAACCCAGGATGCGAAGCAAAAACGGTGGTCCAAAAGCAGATATCAATGTGCCTTTTGATCAATTACACCCAACAGCACAACAAGAAAATCTAGCAGCAGGTCAAGCAGCCGCTGAGGCAGTTAGTAAGTTTCCCAACAATCTTGAACAAGCCGCAGAGTACATTCACATTGAATGGATGAAACGTAATCCCCAGGATGACTATAACGCGGCACAACATAAATCGTATGATGAGTTGCCCGAAGATGAAAAAGAAAAAGATCGTGTTCATGTTAGAACTATGATGAAACTGATGAGAAAATAAAATGAGAAGTAACTATTGGTCATGCACTAAGTTTGCAGACTGGATCCGAGGAACACCTAAACGAGGTGCCTTAACTGCGGATGGTTGGGCAGAATGGGAAGATGAAGCCAAAGGCTACAATCCTGTTCGTTACTGGATTGCTGAAGAGGCTCTGGACGCAATTCAAAATTTTATCTGGTGGCCAGTGGATCAATTATATGCTTTCAAATATTATATCAACAACCGTTTTGTTACCCGCACTAATAGTCTTACCGCTCATCCCAGGGATATTAAGCCTGGCCAGTGGCAAGACGTGGGGAACCGCTTTTTGCCTTGCCTATTCAATGAGCTTGTTGATTTTGTTGAAATAGAAACTGCATGGAGTCACATTGCTTGGGGTGACAAGGAAGACCGTGCAAAATACAATGCTCCATTCTGGGCTACAGGTTGGTTCCGTTGGCGGACTTGGCGTTGCCCACAAGCCGGACTTGATCATCTTGACTGGGCAATGACACTGACCAATGAAGAATGGTTAGAAGAAGGTGAAAAACACACTGCTGAACCTACTTCCCAAGCCGTACGTGCTAAAGAAATAAAAGAACTTTATCTATGGTGGACCACTGTTTATCCTAATCGTCCTGACCCACACGATGCTAGTGGCTGGAGTGACTACTGCGAAAAGGCTCGGCTACTAAATGATGGCAGACTTTTTGGTAGCAAGAAGACTCCTGAACTCGAAGAACTCAGCACACGTTCACATGAACTACTACAGAAGATTGAAGCAGACTATGCGGCAGAAGACGAAGCCATGATGATCCGTTTAATCAAGGCTCGCGACAGTCTTTGGACATAATTTTGTAATCATTTTGTAATCTCTTTGTGTTTAAATAATGTTGTTACACAAGGAGATTTACCGTGAACAAACTACTAGCAATTTTACTAGCCGCAGTGACAATGTCAGCGCAAGCCGCAGACATTACTGGAGCAGGCGCTACATTTCCATTCCCAATCTATGCCAAGTGGGCTGAAGGCTACAAAAAAGCCACAGGTACAGGCATGAACTATCAAAGCATTGGATCATCAGGTGGTATTAGACAAATCAACGCAAAGACCGTAGACTTTGGTGCTACAGACGCACCAGTAAGCGGTGAGAACTTGGACAAGATGGGTCAGGTTCAATTTCCTGCTATCATTGGCGGAACAGTTCCAGTAGTAAACTTAGATGGTTTCAAGCCAGGCGAACTACGCATCACTGGTCCAGTTATGGCTGAAGTGTTTATGGGCAACATTGCCAAGTGGAATGATCCTAAACTTCAAGCATTGAATCCAGGTAAACAACTACCAGATCAGCCTATTACTATTGTACATCGTGCTGATGGTTCAGGCACAACATTCAACTGGACAGACTATTTGAGCACTGTTAGCCCAGAGTGGCTACAGCGTGTGGGTCGAGGCGCTGCTGTTAAGTGGCCTGCTGCTAGTTCAGTAGGTGGTAAAGGCAACGAAGGTATTGCAGCCAATGTGAACAGAATCAAAGGCTCAATTGGTTATGTAGAGTATGCTTATGTTAAGAAAAACAACATGACATTCCTACAACTACAAAACAAAAGTGGCAAGTATGTTAGTCCAGATGACCTAACATTTGCCGCAGCCGCAGACGGTGCTGATTGGTTCTCAGTTCCTGGTATGGGACTGAGTATTGTGGATCAAAAGAATCCCAATGCTTGGCCAGTGAGTTCAGCCAGTTTCATCATTATGTACAAGACTCCTGTTAACAAAGCCAACAGTGATGAAGTGTTAAAGTTCTTTGACTGGGCATTCAAGAATGGCAAGAAAGATGCCGCAGACTTAGATTATGTGGCACTACCCGACACACTAACAAAGCAGATTCGTGAGCGTGTTTGGACACAAATTAAATAAAATTGTGTAAACGATTACAGAGGCTACCGCGTTATATATATGTAGGATATAAATTTCTACATTAACTAAAAAGGAAACTTTATCATGAAATTGATCGCAACTCTGATCGCAACTCTGATCGCAACAATGTTTGCCGCTACTGCGTTTGCTCAAGCACCTGCTGCCAAGAAAGAAGAAAAGAAGGCTGATGCCAAGCCTGCTGTTACAGCACCAGCACCAGCACCTGCCGCTAGCGCAACAGCAACGCCTTCCAAAAGTGAGCCTGCTAAGAAAGACGACAAGAAAGAGCCAGCTAAGAAGTAATCCAAAAGATCTAGAGGATAGTGAACTTGAAGTCAACGACGAGATCACTTTTGGTCGTAATCGACAATCAGAAAGATTTGGTAAACTAGTCGAAGACGACGAATTATCAGATCATATAAAATTTAGATTATGGCTATCTAGACAAATTGCATTGGCAAAATACAGACAAGTCCATGGTTAATAGCCCTGGGCTTTTTTGTGTAAATAAATAATCAAAAGGAGACTGCTATGAAATTATTAGCCGCGTTAGTATTGGGATTAAGTTTAGGATTAGCACAGGCCGGTGGAGAGCCTGGTAAGAAAGAAGAAGTTCGTAAGCCAAAGAGTGCTAGTATTAACTGCAAAGATGCTGCCAATGCAGACAAGATTGAATGCAAAAAAGCCAGCAAAGAAATGCCAAAGATTGAAAAGCCTGTGGTAGAAAAGAAACCTGAGCCAGCTAAGAAACAATAATAATACGGCCCGCTCCTCTGATGTCTTAGACTTACGGGCGGGTTTTCTTTTGACTGAGCATTCATGATACCGGTTGTATTCACCTTGATTTTAATATATAATACACTATGACAAAACCAACTATATGTGCAGTGCCTTGGATGCACTTAAACTTTGAGCCTAACGGAAAAGTTATTCCGTGTTGCTTGACCTCTGTTCACAACTATTTTGCTGGCGATTTAAATCATCAGACTATTGACGAAATATGGAACAGCGACAACATGAAGTCGTTAAGAAAAGACATGATTGAAGGCAAAGAACCAGAGATATGTCGCAAATGTTTTGATCGAGAACGAGTCACCGGAGAAAGTGGACGTTTCTATCATAACAGAGACTTCCCAGAAGTAATAGAAAAGATTCCAGAGATTACTCTAGAAGATGGAACTTGTACTACTATGGAGTTAAAGTACTGGGATTTCCGTTTCAGCAATCTTTGTAATTTTAAATGCCGCAGTTGTGGACCACGTTACAGTTCAGCATGGGTTCCCGATGCTAAAAAACTAGGCCTTACAGACCAAGAAAAAGTATGGAACATTGATTCGGTAGATGATAAAACAAATTTTGATTTCTTAAAGGATCAAGTTGATCACGTTGAACGCATCTACTTCGCGGGTGGCGAGCCCCTGCTCATGCCTGAACACTGGCAAATTTTAGAAATGTTAGTTGAGAAGAAAAGATTTGATGTTAAGTTATCATACAACACCAATGCGTCAGTGTTGACCTATGGCAAGAAGAATGTTCTCGACTATTGGCGTCAATGGCAATGGGGTAAATTAGAAATTTGGCCCAGTATTGATGAGATTGGTGAACGTGCAGAACTTATACGATCTGGTACGGTTTGGAGTAAAGTAGAATCTAATCTTATGGAATTAATGACTCTAGACAATGCTATTGTACGTCCAGGCATCACAGTAGGTGCATGGAACGTAGGAAGATTTCCGGAGATCATCGAGCATCTTATTAGTATAGGTGTTGTTCGCAAACATCCCAAGACTGACTTTATCAACTATAACAATTTCTTTATTAATTTGTTAGAACATCCACCGCACTATCATGTCAGTATCTTACCTGATGATTATCGTGCAGCCACTGTGAGAAAATTAGAAACATGGGCTAAGGATCACAATGAAAAGTATAACACCAACATTGATCATTTGTTGACACATATTATACATGAACTTAAGAAACCTTTTGATTTAGAGGCTGCTCGGAAATTTGTCAAGGTTACAGATCAATTGGACAAATTACGAGGCGAAGATACTTACGAAACAATTCCGGAAATGTATCTAGTTTTAGAAGCCGTGAGGAATGCTGAAAATGGACAATAAGATCGACGAACAAAAGATACTTTTTATAAACAAAGAAGAGATTTCATCACATACAGTGGAGGACTTACATTCGTTAAATCTTAACAGATGGCGTGGGTGGTGGTGCTCGGCTGGCATGCGATCCTTGTATATACATCACGACGGTATAGTCTATAGAGGTACGTGCCAAGTAGGTGATGCTCTTGGCAGCATTTATAATCAAGGAATAGACGGTCTAGAAGAACTGTATACATGGATTAAGTGCGACAAGGATGTGTGTGCTTGTGGTACTGACATGCAAAGCCCAAAAGTTAAAAGTTATGACGATATTAGTGTTGTTACACCAAGAAAAATTAAAAATTTAGATTTTGACGGCTTAACTACTGTTGATCTGGTTAAAGATCCTACTATGACATTTTCAGGAGTGTTTAAAGACTACAAACTAGTCATCTGGGAATTAGGACGTAGATGTAACTATGACTGTTGGTATTGTTTTCCCGATAGTCACAACAACTACGAAGGTCACAAAACTCTTGGCTCTTTGAAACATGGGTTAGAAAACTTGAGTAGATTCTGGGGCGCAAATCAAAAAATGAAATTTGTGTTTACCGGCGGAGAGCCTACTTTTAATCCAGACTTTTTAGATTTTGTTACACACCTGCACGACGACTTATTTCATATAATACATACTACAACAAACGGTAGCCATACTCCTGCATACTATTCTAAACTAATGCAGGTCAGCGATATTGGATTTAGTGCGCATCTGACTTATTTAGAACGTCCTGAAATCTATAAGAAATTTATATCCAACATTAAAAGTGCAGATGAAAGTAGACAACGCAATCACAATGCTAGTTTAAACTGGTTAGGTGTAAGAATTATGCTACAGCCAGGCAAACTGGATATGGCTAAAACACTGTATACAGATTGTAAAGAAGTAACACCCAATGTGACTGTAGATCTACTGCACGGCAATAATAAACAAATCTTGCCATATAGCCAAGAAGAAATAGCATGGGTAACTGAAACAAATGGAAGTTTATAAATGCCGGTAAATTTTGTTTTTGATAATATAGATCCTGATTCGAATATTCCAGAAAGCAATCTAATAGGTCATTATCATAACGCTGGTTGGGGTGTTACTCCTTATTGGTTTGAATGGGGAGTCGATGTTAATACACATCTATTAAAAGATTCTGCATGGGATAGTACAATACAGCACGGGTTCGGCCAGGGCGAAACTGTACGGTGTAACTTAACTTCAAAGTCTTGGGATTTATACACTCGGTGTGAAGTATTAACAGGAGTTCCATATACCATCACTGTAGACATAAAATTAGAAACTGCTACAAATTGCAATATTTCTATTTTAGATTCAGATGTTTGGACATTCTTAGGTGGGGAATCTTTTAATATAAATGAGAAGTTGTCAACATCAGAATGGAAATCAGTTAGTGTAGAAATGCGGCCGAGCAAGTCTGGATTTATACATCTTCATATAGGAGCACTTGACAACCGCCTTCCTTCTCAAGAAGAAGGAACAGTTTTTATAAAAAACCTCAGAGTTACATCCCCTACAACTGATACATTAATAACCTCCTTTGATACTCAAAACGGTAGTTATGTAGTCTTAAGAAATATAAAACACAACCCTCCTCATATTTTGTTATCAGAAATTGATAATTATAAACATGACTTTAATGTATACCCTATAGTAATAACCACAATGGAATATCATTGGAGTTGGCCTTTGTTATTATTAGGTAAAAATATTGTTGATCTTATAAATGAAGATAAACTTAAAATTTTATTTTTATGTAGTTTTGAACCAATGAAGGCGCCCACTGGTTGGATTACTCTAAATGAAATACATCAACAAGTTGGAACAATATGCAGTCTACAAAAGATTACACGACTTGATAACATTATTTTTGCAGCCACCGATTCTTCTATCGAAAGGCGATTGATAGAATATAAAACAGAAATTTCCAAATTTGATCCACCTAAACCAGAAATAAAATTTAAAGATGTTAATGCATACGGATATGTAGTTCCTAAAATAATTAGATCGTTAAATCATATTGACTGGTTAGGAATTTATTGCAATAATTACAACAAACCTTATCTTTTTTTATATTTTAACAACCGAGTAACTTATTATAGATATGTACTGTTTAAACATTTAGAATATAAAAATTTATTACAATACGGAATGTATTCTTGGAATGGCTTCGTTCCACCAGTGTCAACATTTGAAAATCCAATTGTTGAGTTTGCCGCATATGTGGAGCACGGGCATCATGAAACAGAAGAAGAGCAAAAATTTGTTGAGTACGTCATATCTAATCCTGATATAAAAGTAACAAAACTAGTTAATGACTTTGTAAATCTTTCTATGGACCCGCTTAAAGAAGGCTCGAATGTTAATCCAGACTGGATTGCCAACACGTATTTTTCAGTGGTAACTGAAACACAATCTGGAGAAGGACCGGCTCAGGTAACTGAAAAAATTTACAAACTTATTTTTTGTTGCCATCCATTTATTATTTATGGCCCACGTTACCATCTTGAGACTTTGCATCGATATGGTTTTAAAACTTTCCCAGAGATGTTTGACGAATCGTATGATTCGATGCCGGAATCTTTTGAAAAATACAACCTTATATCTAATCAAATTAAATTTTATACTACCGAAGAAGGTAAGAAAAAGTTAGAACAACTACTTCCTACATTAAGAAACACATTAGAGTACAACAGAAATCACCTGTTGTCATTGTCATCTGATGATCTGTGGAATAGTTTGGAAGACTTATATAAAAATAATTAACCGTATTTTTTTACTTCTCTAACAGGGTCGTTTAATTTTTCAGCCATTAAATTTTTAAGGTCATATCGTTGATGCATAACATCTCGAACATGCAATGCCCTGCGACCAACTTCGGCAAGATCATATTTGTGTTCTACCCTAAATTTTTTAAAATCATCTTCTAAGTCCCAAACTTCTTCATGAACTTTGTAAAGCTGATCTAATTCTTCTTTAATCAAATCAAAGTTGATATTATGCAACTGATCTGTGTAAAAATCTAATTCTTCTTTGTTATTACCAAGTTTTGCAAATTTAAGTTTGGCTATACAATATCTATCAACTAGTTCAATGATTGGAAATTTATACATTTTTAATTTCTACCTTGGGAAAATATTTCAAAAATAAATCGTGTGGTTCATCTCGTACCATCTTAATACGGTGAGTAATTTCTGCAAAGAAATTCCAGGCAAGTGGCATAAACAAGATCTTTTCGTTTTTATCAAAGTCGTTTAACACATCTATAGATTTAATAGGAATGTTTGTACCAGGAGTATACATATTTTGCTTTAATGGATTGTCATCAATTATTAAATTCAAAGATTGATTGATATAATTAAGAAGAGTATTTCCTTTAGCGGCTGCACCGTAACCAACTAATGTATACCCTTGATTTTTAAAATCATTTAATATAGTAGTTAATCTTTTGACATTGTCAATTACAGCATCATGCCATTTATTATATGTTTCAATAGATAATAATCCACGAGACGATTCTAAATCAATAATGTTTTGTACATGGTAAGGACGACTATTCAATGTACTTAACACAAAAATATAACTGTTTCCGTGAATGGAAGATTTTTGTACATCGTTAAGATATAATCCTACTCTTTCGGCCAAATGTTTCATACTGTTGGCATTAAAGAAATTTACATGTTCGTGATATATTGCATCAAACTCATTATTCAATACCATATCTGCTTGGCTAGTCTGTACAAATAATAAGGTAGTGTCACTCATTAATTTACGGCATGACTCTAAAAATGTTGCCGGGTCGGGGTTGTGGGCACAAACATTTTGTGCAACAATTACATCATATTTGACTTCTAATAATTTGCTGGTCACGTCTGGGCCAAAAAAATCACAAATAACATTATGATTAGTCCTACTTCGATCATACAAATTTTTAGCAGGATCAATACCATACGTATCAAATCCTAAATCTTTAAAATAATTTAACTGGGTACCATCATTACAGCCAATATCTAACACTTTACCAGTTACACCAATATATTCTTGAATAAAATTAGCAAACCATTTACAATAGTCTTGTATTGTTTGATTGGTGCCAGTGGCATACAGATAATTTTTGTAAATAATTGCAGGATCTACTGAGTGACTTAATTGTAAATGTTTACAACTATAACATAATTTAACTGCTAACGGGTATCGATCTTCCGTGGATTCCACGGATTCCTTATAATTGTTAGCAAGTGGTTGGAGACCTAAATCTAACGCTATATGTATATTGTCAGAGTCACAGGCAAGGCATTTTATATTTTCAACTACACGACTCATATTTTTAACCAACGGTCATTCTTTAAAGTCCACTGTACCATTTGTTCAATACGTGTAGTAAAATCATACTTAGGCTCCCAACCTAGTTGCTTCATATACTCACCACTGAGAGCATATCTAAAGTCATGGCCAGGTCGTTGTGTATCATAACCAATCATAGTATATTTTAATTCTTTGCCCAATATATCAGCAATTGTTTGTGCCACCATAAGATTAGAAATTTCTTGTTGTCCTACAATATTAAATTTAGGGCATGTTACTTCACCAAAGTCATTAGCAAGAGGAAATCCTTTATGCGGAAGATCCATGATAAACATAGTAGCATCTGCCACATCTGCGGCATGCACCCAGTGTCGCAATCCAGACTCTGTGCCGGTCTCTTCATCACAGTGAATAGTTACACTTTCCCCAGATAATATTTTACGCATAGCAATGCCAATAAATTTCTCTGGAGATTGTCGTTCTCCGAATACATTCATTGTATGTGTACAATAAATTGGCATACCAAATGTATTTTCGTATGCTACACATAATTCTTCAGCACCGGCTTTGGTTGCACTGTACGGACTACGGCTGTTGTAGCGATCATATTCTTTATATTCGATGCCTTTAGGAGCACTACCAAACACTTCATCTGTACCAAAATTGATAAATTTTTCTAAATTGGGTAGATAATTCCTAGCATAATCCAACAGATTACAAGTACCAACTACATTATCCATTACAAATAACATAGGATTTTCTATTGACCGGGTCACATGACTTCCGGCGGCCATATGAATAATTATATCAACTGGTCCAATTTGTTTTGCTAGTTGCGAATTGATCTCAGCTTTGAGATCATGATGAATGATAGTTATTCTTGAAGTAGCATCAGTTCCAAACTCTTGCCGCAATTCGGACAGTCTATTTAAATTGCCAGAAAAATCTAATCGATCTAAACTAATAATATTGTATTCGGCATGTTTAAGTAATCGTCGTATCATATGATGCCCAATAAATCCTGCACCGCCCGTAACAAGTACTGTTTTTTTCATTATTAAATGGTTCCTATTTTGTCCCCGTATTTGAATGGGAACAATCATTAATTTCTTGCAGACTATTTATTAGCATATAAATGGTTATCCAAAATATCTTGACTT